TATGATAAGTTTAATTTACACTTTCACATTGTAAATAACAGGCATGGCCAGACACAAAAAGGGAACTGAAGATGCGTATGCACAGAGAATAATAGATTTGATAACAGTAACACAAGCTACAAGCCAGTCTGATATAGTAGCATTGTCATACATCAACTCTGGTCTGTTAGGATTCAAGACTGACAAACAAAACAAGGTTCTAAAAGATGTCAACGGAAAACCCATTCCAATAACAATCAGCAAAAAAACCTTTTACAAATACAAACCATTTGCATATGATGTGAATCTGGCATTTGACACAATGACAGAGTTTGCAAAGAAAGGATACACGATAATGATGGAGCAGTTCAGGAAAGAGATGCTACACCTTCACCAACTATCGTTTGACAACTTGAGTCGTTGCCCTCTTGACGAGCCAGTCAATAGACAAAGGATAATCAGCAGCATAGTAAAAGACGTGCTTCCAGGAGTACTTGCACTCTGTGACATCATAAAAGACATAATAGAAAGAAACAAGATGCCTAAACCAGAAAAGGATGCCATTTCACAATCTAAACAACCTGAAAAACAGATCACATCCAAGAACGCAGAGCCAGATAAAGGCTGAAGACAAGCACTTAGAAGAGTCCAATAAAGGACGGGCCGACAAGCAACTAATAGACTTCAAGGAGTATGATTTACCATACTTTGAGTGGACTCTAAAGTTTAGGAGACTCATAGAGGGCAAGCCAAACATATTGCAGTTACTACCAATGTGGCACGCAATATATCGCGATGAGCATCCAGTGATAGTACTTGACATGGCAAGGCAGGAGGGAAAGACAACCTATGGTGGAGGACGTCTGGCCTACTATGGAACAAAAGTGCACACCAAAAGTGTCTATGTTACATTTGAGGATGAATCACTTCGTTCCTTCTCTAATGACAAGTACAGGGGATCTATTTTACACACAGACAATCCAGAATTATATAAGATAGTAAAAGGTGCAGACAGTGGAAAGGGTGCAATGTCAAGGGTAGAGTTCCTGACAAACAGCTCAACGTCACTTGTCACACATGCAAACGACTTCCACCATGTAGAGGGCAAGTCTGCAGATTTCATATTCTATGATGAAATACAGAACCTCAACCTTGCAGCACTGATGAAGGCAAAAGAATCACAGGCTTGGACAAAGGGAAAAGAGTTGTATGCGGGAATAGGGGGATTCATTGGAACAGAACATCACAAGCTATGGCTTTCAACAAACCAGATGGAGTGGCACTACAACAAGGAGAACTGGCGTGACGGATTGGAATACAACCCAGAAGGTTTTGTGTGGGGAGAGTATCTAATAGATCTTCTATCTGGTGAATGGATAGCAAAGGCACCAAACAACTGGACACGTCATGGATATCACCTACCACAAGAGATGTTCCCAAACATACCTCTTACAATACATGATGCTGTGCACAAGTACAAAGTATCAGAAGAGAGATCAGTAGAATGGAAGAGGCTAAACTATCCAGCCAACTTTTACCAGAGACATGTTTTAGCTAATTTTGTCAAGGGTGCTGTAAAGCCGTTTACAAAAGAAGCACTGTTCAAGCTCATTGATAGAAACCTATCCTTCACAAGACCAGAGGATGTAGACAGGAAACTGGGGAAGGTTTATGCATCAACAGACTGGGGTGGAGGAGGACGTGCCTTTACTGTTCCATTAATAGTACAATGCCTGCATCCAAAGGCACCTGTCTTCAAGGTCCTGTATATTGATAGAATGGATGAAGCTAATGTAGAAAAACAAGCGGATCGTTTCATCAACATTTGCGATGCGTATGAAGTTGATAAAATAACAATAGATGCTGGTGGAGGACCACGGCAAGCCCAGAAGGTAGAAACAACATTTGCTGATAGATGCACGAAAATAACATACATCACAAGGCCAGACGTACCGTTACCACGGGAAGGAGAACTGCCAAAATTACGCGAAGAGAACCGCTACATCATAGACAGGACATATTCCATTGACAGGCTTAAGGGATTGGTCGATGATCCATACCTGCAGGGAAAATATGCGTTCCCAAGAATCATTTTACCAGGAGCTGACCTTGAAAAGATATCCTGGGTGATAGAGCATTTTGAAGCAGTAGAGGGTGAGATTGTGAAGCTAAAATCAACAGGACAGGATTACATCAAATACACACACGACCCAGGAAAACCAGACGATGCAGTGCACGCTTTCAATTACATGTGGATAGGCCAGATGATAGACCAGGATCAGGACATATGGTGGAGAACCTTCTAGCGTGCCTCTCATACCAGAATTCCAATCATGGGAATGCGTCTATTGCGGATACAAGGGGAACGAGTACACAGATCACAGGTGTGTGGAATGCCACAAGGAAAAACCCAAGTGGTCAACAGTCAAGAGAATACGAACAAAACGCAGGAAGGCTGAAGAGGCCAGACAAAAAGAGGCTAGACAGCAAAGTATAGAAAATATTGATGCCATACCAGAGCCTGATGATACAACAGGACGACACTTTGACACAACCAAAATCAGAATCAACACAGAGTGAGATGAAGATAAAGCTGTCAAGGGCATGCCCTTCATGTGGCGGCTTTGATTGGGAAGTTGTGGTGTGTACACAGTGTAAGAAGATTTGGTTCTGCCTACCATTGAAAACAATAGATGATCTGGTTTCAGATTTAAAGATAGGTGATGTATTTGCTAAGGTTGTTCTGTCTGGAACGACGCTTTCTGAGTCGATCACACTCTCTGCAGTCACGGGCACCACCCTTCCTGATCCTAAGGTTTGAGCCTGAGAGTGGATGTCCTTGGTTACAGTGGGTCTTCAATGAGTTTGCCTTTGCCGCACCCTTTAACAACAATCTAGAATACGGACGCATCTTTATATCATCTAATATTTACCAGAAACCATGCAACAAAACACAACCTATTTCATAAAAAGACTGGTAGCAGACCAGGTGTCAAACGATGTGACACAGGCTGCAATAACACAGTTGGTTGCTGCGTTGGAAAAAAATGAGACGTACAAATACAAGCTGACACTGCTTGTAATAGGCAAGGCCGCAGATGACGTTGATGTGGCATTGACAGGTCCATCAGGCTCAGTACTTACGTATGGTCTTGATGGTGTAAACCCAAAGGTTTCTGTTGGTGCTGCAGAGCTAATGGTTGCCCTGACAGACGACCTACTCTCCATAGTAATAGTGGAGGGAATAATCACAGTTAGCACAACTGCTGGAAACCTCTCACCGACGTTTGCAATGACTACAGATGTGAGCACATTACCATTGACTGCCAAAGTGGGCTCTTCACTAGAAGTATGGCAGATAACTGACACAACCTAGTCAGTATCCCCTTTTTTTAGAAAACTATAAAACTATAGTGATGTTACTCTGTTCCATGACAGAACAAAAAACAATACCAAAGGCAGTCATAAAACTGCATGAACCTGTACTTGATTATGCAGGAGAACCGATAAGAGAGCCACAGCGTTTGCAGGCCAAGGCGGAAGACGTGAGAGGCAAGACAGACCATGAGATACGCCAAATGTCGCCAATACTGACAATAGGCGAGATTATACTGCGCATTCTGGCCACGTCCGTAAAACCACTAAATGTTGAGGAAAACGGCGACCTTTACATTTTCATAAAAAAGGTACGAAACAAGATGACTACTGGAAAGGGAGAATGGCAGATAGAGCAGGACGAGTTAAAAAAACTACAGGGATTCATCAAAAGGTGTGAAGGACAGCTAGCATCACCGACCATATTAGGCCAGATAATAGACCTTTTGGAGACTACTGACCTAGAACTAAGAAAATAAATACCTCAATCCCCTTTTTTATACATGGCAAAGATTACATCCATTCTGGCCAACACCGTAAACTATTTTTCCAGAAAACCTCATAACGCATTGCTAAAATCAAGGTCAGAGCAGTACTCCGGTGAGTGGTCAAAGGACCTCCCATTTGCAAGATATTACGAATATTATCACCAGACACCGGCAGTAAAGAGAAACATAAACTCCATACACAGGAGGTGGATGGGTTCTAGCATTGAGGTGACAAGCCAGGACAAGACGTGGGACAAGCTATGGCAGATATGGTCTGATACAACTAACTTCATTCCAACATTGAAGGAATTTACACTGGACACACTGATTACCGGAACAGGTCTTTTAGAAAAACAGTTCTATAATGGCATGTTTGCAAACATAGAACACATCCCGACAAAGACACTGTGGAAAATATACCCAGATGAATTTGCCAAGGTTCTGTCAATCTGGCAGTTAAGAAACGGTGACTCTAAACAACTGGCCCCTGAAAACATGATCATATTTCCAATCAACAATCCGGAACGTGATGCCATAGGCAAGTCGGCAATGTATGCTGTCGCTGTACCACAAAAAATAGCAGGCAAGACCGACTCTCTTGGTAATACAATAAATCCAGAAAGATACCTGCCGTCAATACTTGATGTGAAAATGCGCCTGAACTACGCACATATGGAAATAGCAGAAAAACAGGCAAAGGCAATGTGGTTTGTCTCACTCAAGGGAATGAAAGACAAGAAGAGACAGCAGGAAATAGAAAAATCCCTTGAAAACGAGGAATCAAGCAAATACATCACAGTAACAGATGGAGAGGTCAGTGCAGTACCATTAGAGTTTAAAAATGCAGTTGCAAACGAGCGATACCTTGAGGATGTTGACAAGCAGATAAACCAAGCATCAGGCTTTCCAGGTGATGTAATAGACAAGGGCAGTGATATGGGTTACGCCAGCTCACAGACGCCAATGCAGGACCTATCCATGAGCATAGAGGACATGCAAAACGATCTGTCAGAAATGGTACAGGATAAGATATTCAAGCCGTTGTGTGAGATGTGGAAACTTGATTATGATAAGGTGCAGCCAAAACTAATCTTCAATACTTTTGTAGAAAAGATAACATTTGAACAGCTAATCAAAATACCCAGAGATCACCCGATAGCAGACGAAGAGATACGTGGTGCTTACAAGGAGTTCCTACCTGGCATGGATGATAAAAAATGGGAAGAGTTCAAGAAGGAACGCGACGCCAAGAACATGCAGGAGATAAAAGCAAAGACTGGATCTGTTGGAAAGGTAGATCCTGACAGGCCAGACGTGGAAAAGGACAGACCAAAACCTGATGCAAACTCTATGGAATACCTGCTAAAGAACCCAAAGGCATTTGAAGAATACGTCTCTGAACTTGTAGCTACAAAAGCAACCGAGGCGCAGACAGTATCTTACTGGATATCAGAGTTAAAGAAAAACCATCCAGAATGGAAGCAGGATCAAATTATTGCAGTAGCCATGCAAAAATCAAAAGAGTATTCAGGATACTTTGCAATGCCACCTGTCGACGGCCAGCCTTATACGGCAAACCCACCAGAAGTGACAGATCCTGAAAAACTAGAGAGAATAATGGAGATACTAAATGATATCAAAACTGCAAAGGTGGCAGACACAAAGGTCGAAGAAAAGTTCAGGGAACTAAACATCATAACACAACAAGCTGTAGAGCAGTTCATGCAAAAGAAGTCAGAGCAGATCAAAAACGAGGTGGCAGTGGAACGGGAATTGTTTAAAAAACAGATAACATCGGCAACAGAGGCATTGGATGCAAAGATGAGACAGAAGGCAATAGAACGTGACACCCTGACAGCAGACGAGAGAAAAGAGCTGTCAAATCTACGCAGGGAACTTACGAATATGAAAAAGGCAACGGAGTTGGAAAATGTCACAATGGAGAAGCTCAAGAAGCAAACAGAAGCATATGACAAGTTCATGAAAAAACTGGACAACTGGAATCTAGATGCTTGAGTTCTATGACATCAACAACAGCAAGGTAGACGTACTGACTCTCCCAGAAACAATACAAGGCAGTTCTTCAAGGGTTGATTATATCATGCGTAATGCGGGTGACAGAGGTCTGGTGCTTGTCTACAAGATAAAAGACAGAGCGGTTGGAATCTTGGAATCTCCAAAATTATTGCATCCAGGACAGACAGGATTGTTGCAGTTGGTGTTTAATCCAGGACCAAACAGAAAAAAAGATGTTGATGATTTCCTGGAGATCAGGGAAGCCTAATCAATACTCATAATTATAACAAACTTCAATCAGAATTAAATGGTAAGCCTCATCAAAGATCCGTCTCCAGACGGTCCAACAACTGGTTCGCCAGACGCTGAAGGACGTGTAATATACACCGACATGTACAACGAGATAGCAGACAGGCTTGGTCTTCCGCGTCCTACTGGAAACCGTGTTGTTATTACCACTGCAGCAGGACTCTATGATGTCTCGGTCATAACAGATGTAAAACTTGGGTATCTTACAGATGTTACAAGCAATTTACAGGCACAGCTTGACAACAAGGCGTCATTAATTACAAATAACAATTTTGGAGCATTCTATGAAGACCATGCAGGAATAGCTACACCTGCAAATCCAGGTGCTGGCACAAGAAGAATATTTGTAGATTCTGGCACAAACAAACTTTCAGTAAGAACATCGGGAGGAACCACGGTTTCATTAGAAGAGCAAGGCTCTGGTGGAGAGGCCAACACAGCGTCCAATGTTGGTACTGGTGCAGGTGTTTTCAAACAAAAAGTTGGCGTAGATTTAGAGTTCAAGTCATTCATTGGAGAAACAAACAGGCTTGTAATTACATCAAATGCAAGTGATCTGACACTAACTGTCGGAACCGAAGTCCTCTTAACAAATGTTGACCAAACAATCACCTCTGCAAAGACTTGGACAATAGCAGACACCACAAACAAAGTTCCTATAACAATAAATCAAAATGATATAACAAACAATCCTAGAGGAATTTCAATTATAAACGCTGGAACTGCTGCGTCTTTATTTGTAGATCCTAACGGTGCAACCTCGACATCAACATCAGTTGGTGGTGCAATCCTACTAGAAAACACAGGAAACAATGGTGCGGGATTCATTCTCTATTCCAATGCCGGTGCAAGTGCAACTGGCCGATTGATGAATATACGTGCGGACAACTCTCTATTTGCAAATCCTTGTTTGCATATAGATAATGACGGAATTGCTAATGCTGTTGAAATAGTTCAAAACGGTGTGGATGCTTCTGCCAACGCCCTCAACGTTGTCAGCATAAACGACTTGGATACTTGTGTCGGAATCTCAGGTCAAGAATCAGGCAAAGGAACTGTCAAAATAACACATACAAAACCAGTGGCAGCAGACACAAACGCAAGTGCATTATCAATCTCCCTTGAAGGAGTTGGCACTGCTGCACAAGGACTCTTTATCGATTCTCCTGCAACGACCACAGGAAAATTAGTGAATATACGAAACAATGCGGTTGAATATGTAACCATCACAAATGGAGGAGATTTAGTATTACGTGCTTTAACAAAATTATATCTTGATGGAGTAGCAGGTGCTGGTGGAGATACTTATCTTGTTGAATCGGCAGCAAATATTCCAAGAATCTCAGCAGGTGGAAACTTTGTTGACTTTGATCTTGCAGGAGCAACAGCAGCAACCAAGGCTGTACTAGATTTCAACCAGACAGTAGATAGAACTTACACCTTTCCGAATGCGACTGGCACTGTAATCATCACAGGTCTTGCCAACCAGATAACGGACACCGAAATCGCAGCACACACATCAACCAAGATAACAATCACTACAAAAGGTCAACTCAACTCGGCAATAGTTTATAATGATCAAACTAACGCATTCGGAGACTTTGAACAAAGCTTCAAGGACAACCAATTAAAAATATTCAATCCTGCCGACACCTTCAAGTATATTATAACAGCAGGAGCTATCACCGTAGCAGACAGGATACTGAATCTTCCAGTAATTACTGGAACCGATACACTTGCAGTCTTGCTACTTGCACAGACTTTGGAACAAAAAACACTAGGTACTGGCACAATCTTCTCTGTTATTCCAACAATCAATGACGGTATAACTTTCACATTTAATCCAAGTGCAACAGTGGCAGGAATCAATGTTGGGGCATTATCTGGTGATCCATCTTCTCCAGTCAATGCAGACATTTGGTATGACTCAACAGCAAACAAATTCAGAGCAAGGGAAAATGGCACATCAAAGGATCTAATTGGCGGTGCAGGCAGTAACGAGTTTGCAGACAATCTTTTCAGGATAATAGGTAGTGGAGATTCTACCAAGAAACTTGCGTTTGAAGTCGATGGAATCACAACAGCTACTACCAGAACTTGGACTGTTCCAAATGCAGATTCAACTTTTGCAGGATTATCAATTGCTAATGTATTTACTGCAAATCAAGAAGTAGAAAAGACAGGAGCTATTCCTACACTAACATTTGACAGACCAGAGGTCGTTGTAGATGCAACACAAATATCTGAAATTATTTCCAGTGGATTCTCAGATTCTTCTGTAGCCCGCACTTACTCAGCCATTAGAACGTATGTCGTCGATGATGTTAATTTGGCAGAAGATGGGGAATTGCGAATTGCAGTCATCCGAAACGGCACAGTTGAAGAGTTCATCCGACTAAACAATGCTGCTGGAAATGACATTGAGATTGCAAAGAACATGGATATGCTTGGAAATAGAATTCAGATGGCAACAAGTGCATATCTCCAACAAACTTCTGTATCAAACGTATTTTTGATAGGTGATAGTGCAATTCTTGGTTGTAAACCTGCATCTGCTTCTGGAGTAGCCACTTTTATGTTAAGAAATGGAAATGATGAGGCAAATACTTCATACATGCAGTTTGGTGCAACTGCTACATTCATCGGAATAATAAGCGGTCAAAGTGGATCAGGGACTTTATTGCCAATGGAATTCAGGGTAGGCGGTGCTAGTCCATCAATTCTCGTTTTAACAACTGCACTTGATGTTGTGTTAAAAGATGGTTCAAAACTTTATTTCGATGGTTCCTCCGGAGTCGGAGGAGATACATATCTTGACCATTCTGCAGCAAATAGACTAAGAGCAACAGTTGGTGGACAGACTGCACTCGACCTTGTACAAAATGGAAGTCTTGTCAATGTAGTTTCAGGTGTTCAGGCAATCCTCTCAACAACTGCAACTGATGGATTCTTGTATATTCCATATATGCAAGGTGTAGCTACAGGAGTTCCAACTGCATACACTGGAAAGAGTGCAATTGCCTATGACGAAACCAACAACCAATTAGTGATAAGAGATGTCGCAGAAGGAGTCTGGAAAACAATAGGAGGTGGTGGAAGTCATGCGTTATTATCAGCGACGCATAGTGATACAGTAACACAAACCGTTTCTAGAGGTTCGTTAGTTGTAGGGAAGACTGCAACTCCAGTGTGGGATGAATTGGTTATCGGAGGAGCAAACACAATCCTAGCTTCAGATGGAACCGATGCAATCTGGACTACACTTGCAAAAGCACACTTGCCAGCAAGCATAGCTTACGAAGATGAAGCTAATATTTTCACACAAAACCAACGTATAGCAAAGACTGGGGATTATATTCCATTTACAATTTATAGAAATGAAATTGTCGCAGATGGTGCATTTCTATCATCATGGGAAACTCATGGTCAATCTGACACTGGCGTTGAACGAGTTTATGGTGCAATAAACACGTATGTAATAGATGACGTAAACACAGCAGAAGATGGTGGTGTAGAATATGAAGCACTAACTGCTGGTTCACTTGACGCATATTTCATACTAAACGAATTAGGTGCTAACAATGTAAAGTTCTTCAAAAATGTAAATATCAATTCAAACACAATCACAAATGCAGTTTTAGGTTCTGGTTCTTCGATGAACCTTACTAATGTTGCAATATCAGGAACGAAGGCTCAGTTTGATGCTGCATTATCAAATGATAACTTTGCCTACATTGGTCAAGCTAATGTCTTTACACAAAATCAACAGGTGGAAAGGACTGGAGCAATACCCACTTTAGAATTAGACAGACCAGAAGTCCTTGCAGATACAACCACATTAGGTGCACTAACTTTCAACGGATTCTCATCAACATCAGTCGCCAGAAAGTTTGCAGAGATAAGATCAAGTATGGAGGATGATACAAATACAACAGAGGACGGAGGCTTGGTGCTTTCTGTAATGCAGGCAGGAACCTTGACTGATTATCTAACAATTAACGAAGGAATCAATACAAAAATCAAATCCTATAGAAACTTTGAGATTGAAAGAACTGGAACTGGTGCGTTATTACAATTTGACAGACCAGAAGTTGTAGCTGACAATTCAGTCCTTGGCTCATTTACATTTGAAGGTCTTTCATCTACTTCTGTCCCACGAACCTATGTCGAAATAATGGGAATTATGGCTGATGACACCAACACAACCGAAGACGGAGAATTACAACTAAGAGTAATCGAAGCAGGATCTATGGTAAATTACATTCGACTAAACAATGCTGTCGGACTTGATATAGACATGATGAAGCCTGTCAACTTCAATGCACAAGCACTGTCAGGAATCCTATCCATGGCAATGAGCACTGACACTGCACACACAATCGATGATACTGCAGCGATTCTCAGATTCAATGTCCCAACTGGGGATACATTCGCTTTCAGAATCAACGCAGTTGATGAACTGACTCTTTCTGCAAGTGCACTGGATCTCCAAACCAACTGGCTTGACATGTCAGAGCAAGCTGTACCTGCTACGCCTGCTGCTAATCAGGCAAGAATCTATGCTTTTGATGAAGCTGGGTTTTCAGAGTTTGCATATAAAAATGACAATGGAAGAATCTCATATCTACAGGATGCAGGAGCATGGAGATTACGAAGACCGCTTTCTATTTTCCCAAGCCCGATAACTATCAGCACTGTTTCAACCACTGGCCCTATATCAAGTGGTATTGTGGCACTTACTGGCACATGGACTGGCGTGACTGGTGATGCCGATGGCCCAAGAAGAAACCTTCCGACAGCTTCAACCAATAATTCAGAATCTGGATTTGACTTTCTAACCACTCCATCTGTGAGGAGTGCCTTCAATATTGATATCACAATAAAATGTAAAATCATTTCAACCGCAGTCAGAAGATTTTGGTTTGGATTTTTCACTGCAACTCCGATGGCGTCAGATGCTCCAACAGCAGTACATTGGGGAATCCGACTAAGCACTGCTGCGGGGTCAACCCAATTCGTCCTTTCAACTGCTGATGGGACAGCACAAAGTGAGGTAAACCTTTTGGCTTCCGATGCAGCGATTCACACCATAAGATTAATCACAGATAATGCAAATTCCAGAGTAGGTGCAAGCATAGATGGTGCAGCAATTACTTGGAAAACAACAAACTATCCGACAAGTACGACCAATGTCGGACTAGTTACAAGACTGAGAACTTTGGAAGCAGTTGCTAAAAACTGGGACTGGTCATGGTGTGAAGGTAGTATAGACAAGTAGGAGGTGATTTGATGACACAAAAGAGATTCATTTTTGGAAAAGATGCAACCGACCTATGCAATAATCGTCATTATACAGACAATCCTGTAGATCCAATAATATGCAGAATAGAGAATCAACCCATACTTGCAATCGACTCATGGGAAAATATCTCAGCTAATGACAACGCAACTTCACGAATGGGAGCAAGGATTGTTTCAAAGGACGGTGTAACTGTCAGACAGACATTATTTTCTGTTGCAAACTTTGGCCCAACGACAGAATTCAACACAGCAAACAGAAACAAGACTTTTGCAGATAGTGATGTTGTCACTGGAACATATACAACAGTTGATGGAGACAGGCTAGTAATAGAGATAGGACATTCTGATGCTTCTGGAACCACGATAGCATGCACTACAAACTGGGGAGAAAGTGCAGCCTCTGACCTGCTTGAGGACGAAACAGACACCGCAGGAGATCCTTGGATTGAGTTTAGCAATACTATAACATTCCAAAATGAAGACATAGTAAGAGAATCAATGCCTGTAACAGCAATGGTGGTCTAGATGGGCTTTTTTGGGGACAGGTTCAGCAGGCATTATTATGTAGTTTTAGCAGCACCTCCACCGGCTCCATCCATACCTACAGACAAGCCAAGGAGACCACTGGGACCATCATATCAACTAACCAAGTTTGCTGCCAAAATCAAGGTCATCGGGCATGTGATACAGAGACCAGTGCCACCAAGCGTGCCACAGCCACCACAATTTCACGCTGATGATATAGACAAACACACCAAGAGGCAGTTCAAAAAATTCTTTGACATACTGCATGACCTTGATGATCAATGAGTCTTTAAATCCAACAACAACCACCGCGTAGTATGAAACGCAAGGCATTGGAGATGTATTTTGATGACACCTTTAACATAGTTGAAACTAGAGATGGCACAAAAATATCGGGAAGGCTTGCGTATCCTGGGATCTCCAAAAACGGCAAACTGTACTCCATCGACCAACTCATGGCAGGCCACGACAAGACACTGTCTGTATGGTTGAATCATGCTGAACTGTTAGGAACTGAAGACATAGGGCCAGACCTGCTACCTGATAGCTACAGACAGAGACTGTCAAACAATGAAACAATAATTCTTGGTTCAATACATCTAACATTCAATCCAGACACACTTGAGTTATTGTATGATGCAGTCATCACTGATCCATTCTACAAACAAAAACAAATTCTAAAAAGAATGGCAGTTTCACAAGGTGTCTTGCACTACAAAGACATTCCAGAATTTTGTGATTCCATTACATGTTACAAAATAATTCAAGGATCACAATATGAAGAAGTGTCACTTGTTTTTCATCCAGGGTTTCCAATAATGACTCTCACTATAGAGAATAATAATAGTTATAAACTCAAAGAGAGAATACTAGCTATAATGTCTGAAGAGAGTGCAACAAAAAAATCCACGGAAGGAGATTGTGCATGTGGAAAATCTTCTGAGGCTGACCAAGCATCTGGAACTATGACAGCCGCTGGACAATGTGCAGAGGGACAGGTATGGGACCCCGCCAAAGGTGCATGTGTACCAATACCAAACGCTGGAAATCCAATAACAAACGCAGGCGGTTCCAGTCCATCACAAGTTGCAGGAGAATCTGATAAAATTAAAAAAGCCGAGGAAGCAGTTGAAGCCTCTCGTAAGGCAATGGAGTCCGCTTCCAAGGAATTAAAAGACGCTAAAGAAAAATTACAAAAAACCAATGAGATGAAGGACGAAGATGAAGAGAAACCAAAAGAAAAGAAATCCGACGAATACCAAGTACCCGCAGGCACTGGTCCAAACGCGGATACCGGCTCTAGGAAAAGGGCACAAGAGGCATACAACGCAAAACTAGAGTCTCATTACAAGTCTATAGAGGCAGCACAGGTAGCATCAGACGCTTACATTAAAACAGTCATGGCATTTGCCAAAGAGAACGCCACACGAAACGCCACAGTCACACAAAACGGTGACGCTATGGCACGAACAAAGGCACTGGAATCGGCAAACTTATCACCAAAACAATGGGTTGACCAAATAATAAAATCACCAGAATCTGCACCATGGCACAAGACATGGATTGTTACACCAGACTATATGGACATGTTCGTAACAAAGAAATTCAAATCCACTGAAGGAGCATTCCTAAATCCAATATTCACCCCATATGAAAAACACATGGAGTATATCAAATCCGCTGAAGCCACAAATGTTGCAATGGCAGGAGGGACAGATCCCAACAACTTCCAAAGAACACTATCCGAACTAGTTCTCGTATATCCGGACGGTATGATAGTAACACCAATACAACAATTCTGTGAAACAGCAATATTGCCGCCAGGAAAGAAAGAACACTTGTTCTATGATGTAAACGTGCCATTATTTGCAGCAGTAGATGAGACAAACCTAGATGCAGGTGGAGGTGGATATGCACTTGCAGCAAGTGACGTAACTATCAACGCATCTGGTGGAAAGACATCACCACAGGGAGGCCTTGTTAGAATTGGCTTCTCACAATTAGAAGAGCTTCCAATAGATATCATCCAAAAGGTAAACATTGGATTCTCAATGCGCTCAGAGGACAGAAAGAACTTTGAAGTTCTTACAACATCCTATAACGACGATACAGCTTACAATCCTGCAACTGACGCGGTCAGACCAAAGGGCGGAGGTAACAAGGGTGCAACAGACAGCCAGGGAAACACACACTGGGTAAACGGCAACACTGGTGCACAGCTAACATCAACAGACTCTGGTGCAACAGCAGCAGCAACATTCGCAGGACTCTTGGCAGCAAAGAAAGTAATTGCTGACACTGGACTCAATGTAGAGAACACCATGACATATCTTCCATATGGAGGAATACTACAATTAATCAAGGATACCGCAATCACAACATACCTACAGAGATCAGTACCTGAGGTAATTACAGAAGGATTCATTGAAAAGATAGCGGGAACACAACTCATTGCATCTTCACAGACTCCTACAGGTTCAGGTGCAACTGTAAAGCGTGGATGCATGTTCCTTCCAACAGTATCATTTGGCTTTGTAACAGGTAGGGAATTACAGATTGATGCAGAACGTGTCGCCAGGCAACAGTCAGTGTTTGCAAGCGCATCAATAAAGATGGCAGCATTCTGCAAGAAGATAGAGTCAACCTGCAGATTCAGCTTCAATCCAGCAGCCTAAACTCTTTTATCTTTTCTTTTCATACAACAACTAATGGCATACACATCAATCTACTCCACGCTTGCAACAATCAAGCTGAGGGCACCACAGTTTAACACAGGCTTTGATTCCGTGTTGGAAGAATACCAGAGGTCTGTAGACGATGATATCACGACAGCACTCAGGGCAACGCTTGGCGAGTTTGACCAGAACGTTTATCGTATAATATTACCACTCACAGGAACGTTTGACCAGATAGATCCGCAGAAGATGGAAGTCACACTGCACATCCATGACGACATCAAGCAGATTGCAAACGAGGCTGTAATAGCATTGGCCAGATGGGACTTTTCAGAAGCCAAGGAACGCAAGGATATATCAAGGATTGACATTGTATCCGAGATACAGAAGCATTACGGCAGCATCATATCAATACCACATGATTTCACAACGGAATTCCTAGAAGCAGACAAACTCACCTGGGATGACGGCCTGTTTATGCAGTTAGAGGATGACTCTGGTGTATGGCTGTGGGGATAGTTTTTTAAACTTACAATCAAATCATAAAACATGGCAAACAAGAAGGTCTCAAATGCAACCGCGGAACTATCCCCGACATACCGTGATGCCATACCGATAGCACATACAACAGACGGCTCCACATATACACCTGAAAAAACGACACAACAGGACCTTACAAAATTAAGGATTGTCTCAAAGACATCCGTCTATACAATAGACGCAAATGACGATGTCGTTTTATGTGACGCCACAGGAGGAATATTTACTGTAAATCTTCCGACAGCCGTAGGGATAGCAGGTGTCAAAAAAACAGTTAAAAAAATAGATTCTTCCGGCAATGCCATAACAGTTGATCCAAGCGGTGCACAGACAATAGACGGTGCAGCAACACACAGCCTGTCTTCACAGTGGGCAAAGGTAACAGTTATGTCAGACGGTGCCAACTGGCAGATAGTCTAAATTGGCAGATTATACAAGTGCACAACTCCTAGCTGTAATCAATACAGTATCATCACCATTCACAAACACGCTGTTTTTCAAGCAGCCACAAATCCCACAACAGAGGATGTATCCATCAGTAGAAATCCAGAACATACAGCCAGAAGCACCAACTGAAACAACACAGTTAAGGCAGTATAATACACGTTTTGAGATTCGCATATTCATAAGATATGGTGCCCGTGCAACAGACACCGACAACCTGAGGACTCTGGAAAGAAACCTGCTGACACTGCTTCTGTCTACAACATTCAACGACCTAAAGATGATAACAGAGACAGAGGACTTTGTACGTGGACCAATAAAAGAAAATCCCCTGAACGTTGACGGCATCCAGTCAACGATAACACTGTCATTCCAGGAACTAGAGGCAACAGTCGGAATTATAGGTCTGCAACAGACCCTGACAATAGGATCAATCACTGATCTACAGATAATATCGGAAATCTCTGACGAGGGCAGGAACTCTACACGAAGATCAGATGATTCCGGCACAACAAAGGTCACAAAGGGAATCAAGCGTGGAGCTAAATTCTTGGAATACATGTACACAAAGGCAAACTTTGACACAATTGCAACACTTATCGACGCAGACAACGAGATAACCGTAACACTGACAGAGGGAGGAACACCAAGGGCGATGGTTGTAAAGCCGGTGTATCAGAGGACGTCTGTAAGGCTTGACGGACAAAAAACAGCCATACTACAACTGGAAATAATCAGTGGATAGTTTTTTTAATATGTGGATGTAATGAAATTCATGGATGTAACTTTCAAACTGATAGACGACACCGAAGTCTGCACACTCGATCTGACATCAAGCCCTGGACTGGACGTGAGTTTTACATTTGATGAGAAATACTACAAGGTGGTTCATATCGATGATGACGGTGTATGTACTGTCAAAGAAGCGGACCCACAGACAGGACAAATAACATAACATGGCAGATTTTGACTTTAACAGTCTCGTAGACCGTGCACAGTCTTTTGACTCCTTTGTCCAGCTAAAGTCAGGTGCAGACAGATACAGGTACAAGTCACTTGATGGAATAACACCACTGTTTAATTATCCAAATCTGGACAGGGTTGCAGACGACGGAGCGTTGTATCTTACACCACAGGTGTCACAAAACAAGGTATCACTTGATCTCGTACTTACCGCAGATCAGGTGGATACGGCAAACCCGCCAACAAACACCAGAACGGTGTCATATTTTCTGTACCAGAAGAACCTGCGCAACTCGGTGCAGGTGTCTGTATCAACGGTATATTACGCCAAGGATGCAAGCACTAACAAGTTTCTCAGGCTTGACTTTACATTTGAACTAGAGGACGTCGGAATACCGCGATTAAACACAGACGGTGACAGCCTTCTAAAGATAGGCGGAAGGCTACTGCCAACAAGCATGACATTCATTCGCGGCTCCAGCTGATGGTCTCATTAAAGGGCAGTAACATCATAATCAAAAACGAGCAGGATCTCTACAAGATGCAGACTGCGTTATCACAGATACAGGCTCAATACACACCGTTTCTGGTATTCGAGCTTACAACCATGATAAATATAATGATAGTAGACAAGATACAAGAAAAGATGCGGCGTGCAGGTGTATCAAGAAAGGTTATAGATAGGACGTACCTTGACAGACAGGTAATAGAAAACGGCAGGGAGATAATTTTTACAATAAAATCCGATTACATCAGCGAGACAGGATTTCCCGTGGCCAGAATGATAGAATACGGACGGCGTGCATATACCGTCAGGGTAAAATACAAAAAGGCTCTATCCTGGATAGACGAGGGTGTCAGGAAGTTTGCAAGGCAGACAAACATTCCAGTCAAGCCAGGACTGTTTGCAATTGTAAATACAATAAGATCTGAAACCCCAAAGATACAAAGAGAACTGAACAAACGAACTAAAAAGTGGATATCATCAATTTTAAAATCATAAAAGCCACCTATGATGGAATAACATCATGTCCGAAGTAGATGAAAAAATAGAGCTACATCTTATCGATACAGCAACACTTGTGGAAGAAGCCAAGAAACTACGGGAGGCAGAGAATCTTGTAAAACAATCCAAGAAGATAAAACGTGAACTTGCCGCAGGCATATCACCTCTGGGGAACATGGTCACACCAAGCAATGTTCCAAAGGGATTTTTTGAGGGTGGACCACAGACAAGGCTTGGTGCAATACATGGTGCACGGACTGACAATGAGTTCAAGAAGATGCAGAAAAAGCAACAGGACCTGGAGAGGGAACTGGATAACATAAGAAAGAAAACAATACAATTTGAGGAAAAGATAATCGGAAACCTATCACTAGCACAGACGATTCTAACAAACCCCGCAAGCGTGCCAAACATACTCATATCAAAACTGGGGAAGTTTGGAATCATTGGGACTGTCATCGCAGGCGCAGTTGGCACAATCTATGAGGAGTTGAGCAGACAGTTTGAAAGAGGCGGTGTGTGGTCAACAAAAATCAAGGTGCCACAGCAGGCCTTGACACTAAATGATTTGGAGGAGCAGAATGCGTACAGGTCTGGCACTAAATACATTACATCAGACCTTACAGTCCACCAACGTGGTCCGGCATCCAGCAATACGGCAAGCATAAAATCCGAGCATATCAGATATACAATGGAGAACATGGGTAGATAGCTATGGCAAACGCAATGCTGTTTTACCGAACTCCAACAACCAGGATTGTAGATTCTGGGTTTGGCACTCCTGCACTATTACTTGCAAACGCACCGGCACAATGCCTTTTGTTCACACCACCAAACGATCTAGCTGCAAGGCTGATTGACAACTGCACAAACAATATTGTGCGAAAGCCTCCACCGGAACCGTTTAGCAGGAGAATACGACAGACGGATGAGGGTGTAGCAGGATGGCTGATCACCGTAGAGGGAAACTTTATCGGTGCTGTAGGTGATGCTGCTGCAAAACTGCACAACTTTTGGAAACTCCCACAGGGTGACACATACCACGTATTTGGGGTATTTGGCATAACATACCCAAACGGTCCGTCGTACATCCAGACGATAGATCCGGCGGCAACAAAGGGGTTGATGATAACAAACAAGCAGGATACACATGTAGGCTTGACAAAAGAAATTGTTGATTTTTCAATACAGCTTAGTTATGGGGGCGATGTGTAATGACGCAGTATGATCCGGCAAACTCAATAATTAGGCTGATTGACAAGACAAATGACACACCGACACTCGTTTATGATTTTATTGCAAATAAAAAGTTGTCAAGGCTTGTGATAGATGAGGGAGACGAGGTGACACCAAACGCGATGCTGTACCTGTATCTTGATTCAAGCAATCTGTTTATCACAACCACACCAATACTTGTCAACGAGACTGCATCAAACTCATACCTGCTGGAAACAAAGATTGCACAGGTAATCGGTGGGGTAACATATTTTTCTAAACTGCATAGATTCAGACTGTCAGCGCCAACCATAATAGAAGACCCAGAGATGGGATGGGTGTTACAGATACCATGTGAACACATAGCATACCAGGCACTGCATGAGAATTTCCTTGGACTAAATGAGGAGCTTGTGACACCATACACCAGGGTGAATGATATCATATCAATGTACAACGCTGCATACGGTGCATCACCTGGCATGATATTTGGAACAACAACGGTAAATCTGCCAGACAAGGACGCATTCAAGTTTGACTATCTACCAACATCACCAAAACCAGTGTATGAGTTGTTCAAGGATGTTCTGGATAGGTTAAAAGAGGTTGGAGCCGGTGGAGGAACATTCAAGAATTATTATTATTCAATTGAAGCCAATGTGTCGCTGACGAGGTCATTTAACATAACATTTGAGGAGTTCGGACTCACAGATTCTGGCGTCACAATAAATTCGTCAACAAACCTCCAGGCAATGCTTACAGACAGGACGGCAATGACATCAGACAAAAAGAGAAAAAATCTCATTATTGTAAAATTCCATCCAAGGGGAGATACATTACCCAAGGGACATGCCAGATTTGCATCTAGTTTCCTACATGCCAAGAACAGACCAGAGTGGAGTTCTGGAACTGCGTATGTTGTCGGTGATCTTGTAAAACAAACACATACATCTGAAACACCAAATGTCCTAAGATTTTATAGATGCATTACAAATAATGGACCGACAGCAACAACACCAGACGCTTCTGCAAACTGGATGGAAGATTTCACAATTATACCACCGTGGTCAGCAGACGCATTCTATACAGTTGGTGAAATAGTAACACGTTCACTTGCAGGTCCAATCATACGTCACTATAGGTGCACTGTTGCAGTTGGGCCAACTGCAACAGCACCTGAAAGCGACGCCGGTCACTGGACTGCAATATTTACTGACAGACCTACATCACTTTACACTAACTTTTTCACGTACACTCCTTGGACTAACAACCTATCCGCAGTACTACAGAGTCTTGCAAATCCAACTTCGCCACCTGCAGGATATGTTGGGTATGCACTTGACTGGAACTATGAAAGGCAAATCAATGATCTAAAAGACTACACAAACAGGTTCAAGACTGTTTCATGGAAGGCAGTAACTAGGGAATCAAACGCGCCACCAACTGGCAGAGAATTATTCAATGGTCAAAGAATCCTTGTCGGAACTGCCGGTACTGGAGCATTTTCAGGTCATGACAAGCAGGTTGCAGAATATGTTAATCCTTTGTTTGGTTCGGCAGGATGGCAGTTTTCAGATACACCTGTTTCAAATGATTCAATTTCAGATCTTGCAACTGCCAAAATCAAAAGATACAGTGGAGGTGTTTGGACAGATGCTTGGACCATAACCAACAATGACAAGCCTTCACCTTTTCATTTGGTAAAATCTGCAAAACTTATCAAGGGCGCAACTGGAATTCCAGGACAGGCAGTTCAGTTTAGATTCGACTGGAAAGATGCTTTATTTGGTGGTGATAACCAAAACAGAACATCTCGCGGTGCATGGTATTGTAAAATTTATCCAGATCCTAGATTGGATACAACGGTTAACATTGGTGCGCTTTATGGTGGCGATGGAACCAATGCACCTGTAAACCCACAGGTGAATCATGACAACCTAAACCGTACGATCACAGGCAAGTTTGGATGGAATAAAGGACTTGAAAGCGAGAGTCAGGGAAGGCTTCCAGCACACAGTTTCAAGATAAAATGTGGTTTCTTTAAAAATGCAACAGACAATGATGCAGACAAGTTCTATGGAAAAGCAAACATGGCATTTGTTTATGCTAGAAAGGATCTCAATGGTAGATGGTTCTTCAAGGATATTCAGGTACCCGAGAATAACGAGTGGTTCCCTATTACAATACAACTCCCACCGTTTGGACCTCAGAATTTGTACTTTAGCAGATTGAATGAGTTGGCGGAAGTGTTTGGATACACATTGCCGTTTGACTTTTTCATTCAGGAAAAAGAGTTTGCGGGTGTCCAATATGAGTGGCGCAAAAACCAGAGTTGGGTGGTTTTCTTAAAAGAAACATACAACAATGTTGGTATGTATCAAGGATGCTATAGAACAGTTCTTGATAACATTGCAGAGGGAACGGCACAAATAGTTCCAAATTCAATTAAGGGATTGGAGTATATTGCAACTGGCAACTGGTCAGCACTTGGGACTCTAATCACAGGACAGGACACAGTGGATCATGTAAATCTAGCAATAGACGAAGACAGGTATGTGAAGGAGGGATATGCAATATATCCAGAAACAGAGGTCACAGAACCAAGAGCTGAAATAATACACCTTGAACAGGAAACCGATTATCTCACTGCAAAGGCAAAGGCACAGGGCGAGTACATCAAATCTCAAATTTACCCAAACGAACGTTTCATTGGTTGCACAGGTGACGCCAGAATACGTTATGGTCAGAAGATAACCGAGAGTGGATCAAGGGTTCCCGGAAGCCCTCTATCATCTGTGGTGGCACGTAAAAAGGACATAATCAGCAACAAGGGATTCGACCAAGAACTGTTCTTGGTCAAGAAGTTTGTGGTTTAAATGAGTTTCCCAAACGACTCCATTATGGCATATGTGAAGAGCTTAGAGATGCAATTGAACACGTTAAGGGACAATCTAATCTATGCTCCACCAACAAATGACCTAAGTGCTGTATTTGGTACCCTTGGGTCAAGGAATGCTGCACACGGTGTACAAACAGGACTGCAAGCAGACCAGCCACTTGATCACCTAATCACAGATGTTGATAATGCTGGAATGTCAACAGGGGTGTTCGATAGAATCAACATCATGTCTGCAAACGTTGTCGTGGACAGATCAGGCTTTACAGCATTAAACCTAAAAACAATACAGAAAACAGTAAACAACGGTCAGAAGATAACCGCCCTCACTGTCAAATCAGGAAAGACACTGACGCTAAAAACAGGCGGAAACCTTGCAATTGCATCTGATATTGCAATGACTGATCAGGATATAGCTTATCTTGTCTACTCTGAAAACATTTCAAACAAGTATAGGGTTTTGATTACAGGCGCATCTGGGTCTTCAGTGGCATTCCCAATACTGCCACCAATTAAAGAATGGGGTGATGTTTCCGGCACTGTTGCAGTTGATCTTTCGCTGACTACGGCACATCTGCAGGAGATGAGGCTGACTGGAAACATAACACTTACCTTTAACAATCCACCTGTCAGTACAAAACAGATACAGTTTGAGCTTGACATAAAACAGGATGGCACTGGTGGAAGAACTGTCACATTTCCTGGAACTGTAAATCCACCGACACCGACAATCAATTCAGCGGCAAACACCAGAACAATAATACTCTGCCAATCAAACGATGGTGGTGTATCATACGACTGTTTCAATGCCACGGGTGATTTTGCAAACAGAACTCTGTCGAACCTGACTTCACCAACTGCCGTCAACCAGGACCTACACATGTCTGGCAACTCTATTGATGGACTAGGCTCTGACGCAATAACAGGAAACGTGTCAACCAATTATTTCATACAAGACACAGCAGGCTGGATATACAATGTTGCTACTGGCGACACTCATGTATTTACAATCAACAGTACGTTGGCATTACAAATAGAACCATCAAGACTTGTCACCAGCCCATCAACCAACTTTTTGTTACACGATACTGCAGGATGGATTTACAACTGTGCCACAGGTGACACCCACACTTGGACAATAAATGAAATAGCTGAAATGCAACTTTCTGATGGCAAACTGAATATACTTGCTGGCAATTCGCTAGTTTTTGATGCAGGTGGAGCCGTAACTGCTGCAAACTTTGAGATAGAAAGAATCGGTGGTGCAATGGTGTATAACGTACCAACAGCAAACACACATAATTTTGCAATCAATGGTAGCACAGAAGTTGTAGTTGAACCATCAAAATTAACCTTACAGCCAGCTACCAACTTTTTGTTACACGATACAGCTGGGATTATCTACAATGTTGGCACAGGCGACAGCCATATTTTTACAATAAACACAGTAGGACATCTAGAGATACTTCCAGGAAAATTAAATCTGATAGCAAACGGAACCATTACTGCGGGCAATTATGAAATAACAAGAGTTTCAGGCGGGTTGGTGATTAATGTACCGACATCAAATGCAATTGCATTTGATGTGAATGGTGTACAAATTTTCAAGACCGTTGCAACACAAAACGAATCACTAAAACCAATGGTATTTTATGATCAGGCATCGTATTCCAATCCAGCATCTACGACCTCGATGATATTAGCTAGAAGCACTGACGGCATGTCAGAAACTTGGACTGTTAATGACTTTGGATTTTTAGACCCTCTTTCATCAAGAAGCAAATGGAGGCATAGAAGACCATTACAGATTGTTCCACATACCAAAACAATAGCAGATATTGAGGGAATCTGGCCTGTGACACTAACAGTCACGATGGGTCTAACATGGAATGAAAATCTTGATACAACAAACGGTGCAAGCAGGGCGATGCAAATTGCAGTAAGCGGACTAAATACAGGAATTCATAGTGCATCATTTGCAGAAGTTGTTCGACAACAAAACCCAGACATCACAATAAAATTCCAAAGTACAGTTTCGACACTCAGGAGAATCTGGATCGGTTGGTTTTCATCTGATCCTATGGGAAGCGGAACGCAGACACAGAATCATTTTGGATTAAGACTTGATTCCTCAGCTGGAAGCACACAGTTTGGAATATCTCATGCTGATGGAACAACACAAGCAGTAACTGACCTAGGCGCGGCAAACACATCAGTCCATACAATCAGACTGATTGCAGACCAGACAAACTCACGATGGGGATACTCATTTGACGGTGCAGCAATAACATGGATTACTACAAACATTCCAGGCTCTACAACCCAGCTTGGATTTAATTGCCGCCTTAGGGCACTTGAAAGTGCAACCAAAGAATTGAGGTATTGGTGGACGGAGGGAAGCATTGATACGTAAAATCCACAAGATAGTATAATAGCACCCCACGAGAACCCAAAACATGCCAGAAGACACACGATGAGGAAAATCTACGGCTACACCACCATCTTTGTAATCCTTTGTCTCTTACCACCACTGATTCTTACAATACAAACAGACCTGATACAGAAGCAGATCAAAGAGATAAAATCAATGGACTGTGACACACTCCTAAAGGTAAGCGATTCAATTGCCTATACCAAAAGTGCCAGGGATCTTGCAGAAAGAAAACATTTCATATTTTGTGAACATGGAACAGTTTAATTAATTCCACATACAAATTACAACATGCCTGATGAGACCGAAGATATACAAGCCAAGATAGCTGAGAGGATCAAAAAGGCAAAGAAGGACAGAGATTGATTGCCGTTTTCAATGTGGCTGGCTGCATTACTTGGTGCAGATGCAGGAGTTATTGACTTGGGAGACATTGAATTTCTAAGATTGAAATCATTGAATGGTGATCTGATAATCGTGGTTGGTAGTGTTACAGCAACAGGTGAGATTGTGCAATATACACCTACTACAGGAAAGACTTTTTTCTTGTACAAGGCAGCAGTTTTCCTCGCAAACAGAAGCGGGAGTTTTGCTCAATCTGCGGAAGCAGAAGTGCGAAATGATACAAACAACAAAGACACAATAGGATATGGAGGGCAATTTGCAGCAGGAAACTCTGGACAGGCTTTACGAAATGAATCAATAATTCAGGGAGACAAGCTGATCGGGAATTCAACCAAGAAATACTCCGTTAATTGTACACACATAGCTAATGCAGCATTGACACTTCATGCCACTATCATAGGCTGGATAGAGAACACCTAAAACCACTATAGACTTTCCCAAAGTCTAAATACAAATTTTTTCTAAAAATCATAATGGTATTCTGGAAATACAGCCTTGCCAAGATAGGAGGCAACTCTATAACAGGATTTTTCTCAGGCTTTGCTACAGCCACGTTGTTTGATGCTGACCTATTAGTAAAAGTTTTAAACAGTCTGTTCGGAGTAGCAGTTGTGGCTGGAATATCTGTAGGACGGTTGGTTGGTGAGTACAGTGATAGAAAAAAAAGATAAGCAAGGCAGCTATGAAAAGTACAACGCGGAACCATGCAAGTGGAAGAGGTTCATATCACTCCTGTTGCCATTCTAAACGAAAGCCTTTAATCTAATACATCTTAGCTGTCTTTTATGGTTACAAAATCATGGATAGTAACTCTGGCGCCATTGTTTCTTGCGCTGGCTGAAACGCTGAAAACATTTGTAACAGGTGAAACGCTGACAGACCAAGAGATAGAATTAATAAAATACTTGGTTGCAACTTTCATAAGTTCAGGTGCAATAGGTGCATATCTGAGTGCAAGAAAACCAAAAATTGGATAACGCTAGTTTTTTATCCTAGCGTATTCACTATATTTTTAATGCCAAGAGCACCACCAGACAAGCTATTTTACAAACTGGATGACTGGACAGATGGAGATCCAAAGACAAATGATTTCAATCCTGGCAAGTATGAAGGACAACCATTAAAGCTGATATACATACAATATTCCAGACGGTTGAGATTTTTCAAGAAAGCCAACAACTGGATATACCAGATAGGTGACAAACGTTGGATAGTTTACAAACCATTTCCAAAGGCAGCAGGAGCGTTTCATATGGGCGTATCTGACAAATCATTCCACTGGCATCCCAAAGCGTTAGAGATGGAACAATATGCCAAGTATCTAATAGACGGGCTTAATCCTGAATGGGCAGCACGTAACGACTTTGTAAAACTATGAGATCCAGACGATATTGTTTGCCGCATTTGAAGGAGATAGTATCAAAGATGAAATCTAGGTCAAAAATTGATACCATTGAAAGAACAAAAGGTAAGAAATGCACCAAGTGCAACAGTCCATCAACTTGGCTTGTAATGTACGGCTAAAAAGTGACTGTGGGTTCACAACCTGCCTAACCTGTGTGATGAGAGAAAGGCAAGCGATCTTCCCACAATCATGGTACAATCCTCTATAAACCCTAAAACCATTACTATGAAATCGTTTTAGACAGGCGTGTCACGTCGCGCGGGTGACGTCACCCAATATCATCATATCATAACATCAATCATCATATACTATACTACTATACACTATCATTTCACTATATTAATATAGTCCAAAATACACCCAAAAACCAATGCAAAGTACGGAAGACACAACACTTGCAAAATTAGAACCTATGGACTACTCCATTATGGACAAGCAGGACGAAGAGCAGATAATCAACGCAACGGACGAGCTAAAACAGGCTCTGGTGTATGAAATTGACAAGGGCAAGAAAGGGAAGGCTTTTGAGCTCTCATATGTAGGTTTGAAACACCTGACGTTGCTAATGTCGCAGGGTGGCCAAAGCCTTGAGATATTAGACTATAAGATGGAACTCTTAGGTGACAAGCCAGAAGAGAAGGTCTGGTATGCAACAGTCAAGGTACGCAACCAAAAGACAAAACATGAGAGTCTTGGCATGTCAGAGCAGCCATACTACTTTCAGGGCAAGTATGATCCATTTGGTAGGACAAAGGCATTATCAAAAGCTGAAAGAAACGCGTGGAGAAAGCAGATCCCAGAGCTTGAGATAAAGAAGCTCATAACAGACGCGCAGGCAAAAGGACAGGTACAGACCATCGACAAGAGCAAGACACTTGACAAGTTCTGTGACTGCAAGTTAGGAACTAATTTTGTAGATTTGACAGTGACACCACCAAAATGCAGGACGTGTGGTGGCATTGTCAAAACCTAAATTTTTTATGGTGATATGATGGGTAAATACAAATCTTTGAAATCAAAACTCCGTCTACGAGGGAAGAGTTTCAGGGTGCACGTTGGATGAAAGAGACAAAACCAAAAAAAGAGAAGAAGATCGACCCATACTCCTTTGAGGGAATACCAGGACTTGGACCAGTAAAGATCGAGGCACTCAAGCAGGAAGGATTCTACAACACACTGCAGGTTATCCACAAGACACCGACCTGGCTCAAGGATGTGACTGGCTGTGACAGGGATGAGGCCGGAGAGATTTTTGGATTAATGAAAAAAAGACTACGTGATGCCAAGGTCATACTCCCACAGGAAATGACGGGAACAGAGCTTCTGGCTGAAAGACTGAAGGTAGAAAGAATTGGCACTGGTTGTAATGCAATAGACCACCTACTAAACGGTGGCATAGAATGCAGGTGTATTACGGAAGTCTATGGTGAAAACGGCTCTGGCAAGACACAATTCTCACATACACTTACTATACAAGTACAACGAAAAAAGGAGGACGGAGGACTGGCAGAAGAAGGGAAGCCTCCACCCATGGTGCTATACATTGACACAGAAAACACAATGAGGCCAGAGAGGATAATATCGATTCTAAAGGGCAAGGGTATGATAAAAGAAGACAAGGAAGCCGAGAAGTACCTGGATCATATCATAATAAGAAAAGCAACTGACGCGGTACAGCAGATCAACTACATCAAGGATGCAATTGAAATGGTACAACACGTTCCTATCAGGCTAATCATACTAGACTCTGGAACTTCACTGTTCAGGTCAGACTATCTAGGACGCGGCAACACAAAGTCAAAGTTTGACCTAATGAATGAGATGGTGCATGATTTGAGGGCCATAGCAGAAAACAACAACATAGCCATTCTGTTTGTAAACCAGATATACCACAAGCCAGACGAGATGTATGGTGCTGATCCAGACATTCCCTATGGTGGAAACATCATCGGCCATGCGATGCCGTATAGATTAAAAACAATGAAATCCGGCAGCAAACACAAGTTACGAATAAAAAAATCACCATACCAAGACAACAACGATTGTGTCTTTGAAATTACTGAGGCAGGTGTTGTTGATCCAACAGCAACGGTGAAAAGATGACAGATTACATATCGACTGACATAATGTGTCCTGGTAGTGTAGACGGCAACAATCACACATTATTTGTAATATCACCAGAAACAGGGAACAGGTTTTGTTTTAATAAAAAATGTTACTGCATATATTTAGGATCAGACCACGTTGCCTATTGGGAACATGGATTCGACCCACTGACTGCAAAGAGTTTCATTAAAAATGCCATTGAAGAGCGGAACTAGAAAATGCAGGGATTGTATTGGGACGGTAACATTACCATATGTCAGATGCCCACCATGTTGGGAAAAGTGGAGGGTTAAGACATTATCATAGAGCATAGTGGTTGGTATCATATACCACATAACAAACTGGTAAAACAACAAGACTTTCATTATTTTCAATATCCACAACAGACAAGCATGTGTGGGAATCTGAGTGCCGATGGCATACATCTGACAATAGGAGGCAGTAATATTCAATTTTTTGACATCAGATGTTGTAACATCTGTAATGAATTATACCAAAAAATTGACATGGTATCAAGAAGAAAGCAGCGTTACCAAAAACCTTCTTTGGCCATGATACAAGATCTTCGGGAACCAGAGAACCAATGGCTACAAGGCGTCTGTAGCAAATGTGGCACTCCAGGTGTCTTTTGGGATGGTGGTAAAAAGAAGAAACATTATTGCAACAAGTGTATGGTTGTTATAGCCAGATGAAACTCTCCTGGTACATGTCAACAAACCAAATAATCCACTATGTCAGAAAAGGCAGATACATCTGCAAGAACTGTGCTAGACACTTCAACGATGACGGTACTTGGAAAAAATGAAAGTAAAGAAAGAGGTTCATGCTGAGTTATTGAGGTTTGTTTCATTAGATGATTATCTTAAGTTATTGAGGTTAGCAACACTAATTGAGAAAATAAAAAAGAAATGAAAGTAAACAGAACCAGAAGCTTTGCCAAGAAGGGAATGCGAGCCAAGGATGCTACATCAAAGAGGCCAGAAGAACAACTAGCATTCAACATCATACTGGCTCACCTGGACGGAATCGAAATAGAACAGCAGTACAGGATAGAGTTCAACAGTAGGAACTTTGCAATCCTGGACATCTATATGGAACGAGATGGAAACTGGTATGCCATACGGTTGATGGGACCACCACATGACGAGTTAAAGGCAAAGAGACACGACAGACTGCAGAAGATCTATCTTGAGAGACTTGGAATAATTGTCATAGACTTTGGCCATAACGACATGCCAAACCTGTTTTTGAGGAACAAGAGAAAGCTGAAACCAATAGAGCTAAACAGGGCATACCTAGAAATCAAAAAAGAACTGCTCAAGTATAATATCAAACTATCACCGTACGAGCTAAACGAATCCAACCTGCAGGACTAATTCCTTTTAGCTTCAACTATATTAATATAGTATGTATTCCTAGATAGAAAGCCTTGTCAGAAGATAGACTGTTGTCACAAATATCAACCCGTTTCACATTCCAACAGATAAAGGATATTGAGGCAGAATGCGGGAAACATAAAAAATTCACTGACAGAAGTGCAGGAATCAGGTATTATTTTGAACGCGGAAGGCAATTTGAATCACTATTGGAGATATACAACAACCCAGAAAAGAAAAAAGAGTTTGAGGGAAAGATGGTCTCTATTGCAAAGGAAAAGGACATTGAAAAGATAGCTGAAACGATGACCATCAATGAGATCAAGGCTGCAAAGTTCGTGCTTGTAAACATAGAAAACAAAAAAATCCAGCAGTTAATCCTGGATGTAAAGAGTAGGTAACATGTCAGAAATAGTATATACAGAAGCAGCCAAGGTCGATCACATAATACAATACATCCTAAAGGTAGATTCTGAAACGTTTTACAGCATTCCAATACCAACAATCAAGGTTCCGTTTGATCCTACAGGTGATGGTCTTATTCTTGATTGGTTCTGTACAGACCCTGAAGATTTCCCAATGCTTGTCAAGGCTGCAATAATACAGGAACTGATGAAAACAAAAGGCAATGAAGTCATAGAGTTTGCAAAAAAGAACCTATCCGTACTGATAACAAATGCAAAACAGATCAAGATGCACGAGTGGGGACCAGAACACGAAGGTATGCCAGTGTCAGTTGATGCAATGATAGTGTCACAAAACAAACCAGAAACTTATACGAAATTTGCAAAACTACAATGTGAGAACGGACACACGTTGGAAATAAGATCACTGCTACCAGAAATCAAATGCTCACAATGTGATGGTATGATGAAGCTGAGTCAATCAAGTGTAAAGACTGGATACATAAGATCAGTGCTGATACAGGAGCCAGTGGACGAGGCAAAGAATGGCACTCCACGGATGTTTGATGCTATCATAAAAGACGATGATGTAAGGAGCACCTACATTGGCCAGAGGGTAAACATCATCGGGGTCTTCAGGTCAATACCACAAAAGTACAAGACAACAAACAGAATAATAATTTCAATTCTAACAACAAAGTCACTTGAAAACATGCAGGAGATGCAGGCCACACCAGAACAGGTTCAATACTTTCAGCAGATATTAAAACAGGAAAAATATCTGGACAGATTGGCAGAGTCAATAGCACCACAGATAAAATTTGAAACACTGGCAAAGACATGTGTTCTTTTGGCTCTAATTGGAAGTCCAGAAAAGGAACTACAACGCGATATGGTGCACGTATTTTTACTTGGTGATCCAGCCATTGGTAAAACAGATATCTTGGAATACATCCTATTTTTGGTAAAAAAATCAGCTATGGCTGTAGGTGGTACCATGTCAGGCTCTGGTGTTACTGTAACAATGGACACACTACCAAACCGCCAGAAGATGCCACGGGCTGGGATCGTGCCACTCTGCAATAAAGGAGTTGTTTGCATAGATGAACTCAACCAACTGGACGAGGAAGATATTGGCAAGCTATACGAAGCCATGGAATCTGGAACAATACACTACAACAAGGGAGGCTTTGATCTGGAACTGGAGGCACGCACTACAATTGTCGCTGCAGCCAATCCCATCTATTATGCGTACAACGAAGCACATACTATACTAAGTAATCTAAATCTACCAGAACCGCTTGTCTCCAGATTTGATACAATAGTAAACATGCAACGCGGGAAGAAGAGCAGTATTGAGCGCCAGGAGATAATAGACCACATCAACCTCATAGACAGGATAGGAATCATAGCGTATATCAAAAAGGCAAACCTTCTCGAGACCCAGGATCTTAGTGCATTTCTCTCATATGCAAAAACATTCAATCCAGTTTTTACACCAGAGGCGGACAGGCTTGCAAAAGACTTTCAGTTAAAGATGGAGGAGATAGAACAAAAGGAGGGATCGCTTGCAATAGACAACAGGTTCTATCAAAGTATCAAGAGAATGTCAAAGGCAGTAGCTAGAATATATTTTTCAAACGATGTGAAACCAGAACACACAATGCTTGCAATAGAAATCAAAAAGAAAGCACTGCAGACATTTGGAATGAACACAGAGGCGGGAGAGCTCGTACTCAAGCCGGCATCAGATGTAAAGGGTAGGGATCAGGCATTCAAGGTAGTATGTCGAGGACTGGAACAGCAAAACCCAGACGGTAGGTTCTCAGAGGATGAGTGTATCAAGGCACTGCACACACAATATAACGAGTATTTTTTTAACATGGACAAGGCAGCAGTAGAGTTTGGCAAAGCCTACAACGCGGGTATATTGGGAAAGTTAAACGGTAGATACAAACTGGAATAATATCAGTATTTGAACGTAATAGTTGTTTTCAACTTCTTTTTGAGGAGATCACGCTCTAGCAACATGTCATGGTGTTTCTTTTGAACCACAATGATTAGCTGGTCGGACCCCATAGTGCTTATACTTCCTTCCTGCTCAATAGTGACTGATTTCATGATATCAATGGCTGAATAGAACTATATTAATATAGTGCTGTTTTGTTGTATATGTTCCAATGATACCGATAGATTGGAAATACGATATGAATGTCATAGATATAGATCACCCAAAACAGGCTCTTGGAATTATAGTCAGCCTGTCAAGACCGTCAAAGATGCCAGCATGGGGATACTCTCTACCAGCTTCAAGATGCATCACTGGAAGCAAGATGGAGAAAGTGAAAGGCTCTACTTGTTGCAAGGAGAACTGTTACGCAAAGAGAGGATGGTACGGTGGACGCAAGAAGGTCCAGGAGATACTGGAACGCAGACTGCAGGCCATACAAAACCCATTATGGGTAAACGCCATGGTCTACATGATACGATATCTCAGATGTGCATTTTTCCGATGGCATGACTCTGGTGATATACAGTCAACTGCTCATCTACATAAAATATTTACAATTGCAGAGTCAGTGCCAGACTGCATGTTCTGGTTGCCAACAAGGGAGGAAAAGATAGTTGAAAAGTACTGGAGTCTGAGAGGCAAGATACAACTGTCAAGATTAAGACCAAACCTTGTGATACGTCTTTCATCCGCGATGATTGATGGTCCCCCACCAACTGCCCTGGCACACAAGCTAGGAGTTGGAACATCTCAGGTTGTAACCGTAGGCAATACTTGTCACGCAATGGAAAAACTTGTCCTAGTAAACAATGGAAAGCAAGAGTACAGATATGGTTATTGCGGATCATGTAGAGACTGCTGGACTCCTGAAATAGAAAACGTTAGCTACAAGTTTCACGAATCAAATGTGGGAAGACCAAGAAATGAGCCAAGAGAAGAATGAGAAGACAGTCTGGCCAATGATGGAGGAACGCAAAAAGGAACTAATCAAGTACTGCTATCCTGAAATCTACAAGAGACTGTATCCAGATGAGACTTGCTGATAGAATAATATTGGAAAAAGGAGATGCTGGATATTGTGCAGTCAGAATTGGATTTACACAGATTGAAGACACAGATCAAAAAGGCAGAAACATGATTTGGGAAAAAGCTGCTAAAATGTTACGAAGTCAGATTAATGGTGATGGCACTATAGTGGTAAGAAGATACGAAAAATTACAATGTTTCTTAATGGTGCTTTACTTTACGCCTGATGAAGTTCCAATTATTTTGCCATGACACGACAAAATAGAATTGACGGCTTTGATCCCTTGGAACTATCACCACAGGAAGAACTGAAGGAAATCAACCAACATATACAACAAAAAAAGAAAAAAACAGAACTTGAACAGCAGCAGGAAGCACAGGAGATAGCATCACAGATGACAGATGATATACTGATGGAGATACATAATGAATCCTAAAGATATTCATAGGTTCTGGTCGAAAGTACAAAAATCAGGATCTTGTTGGATATGGAAAGGATTAACTAGAGATGGATATGGAAAATTTCATTTTCATTATAAAGAAGTATCAGCACATAGATTTTCTTATGAATTATCTAATGGTCAAATTTCAAAAGGACTTCAAATAGATCATCTTTGTAGAAATAGAGGATGTGTGAATCCAGAACATCTTGAAGCTGTTACACCAAAACAGAATATTCTAAGAGGTAACGGACTAGGTGCACAAAATGCCAAAAAGACTCACTGTAAACGTAATCATCCGTTAACACCAGATAATTTAATACAAAATAAACAAGGTAGAAGATGCAGAATATGTCACAATGCAAAATCTTATCGTAATTATCATACAAACATAGAAGTAACTAGAAGATATTATCGCAATAGATATCATAATAAAAAACTGATGGACTTGAAAAACTAGATACGACGAAATTCGTTTCTATACACTATTGGTGTACACCGTTTTATCATAATTAGAAAACAACATAAAAAAACTACTAGATTTCTTATAGTTTTGTTGTGAAATAAAAAAGAAAGAAAGAATATCTACATAAAACAATACTTAGAATTGTAATAAATCATCAAGTCAAAAGTTACCCTCTGACACCATGGTATATTGACCTAAAGTTGCAAACGCATTATTTGACTATAATCGTCACAAAACAAGGGTAAAAAATACGATTCTAGGCGTGAAAAATGACCAATAAACGTTGTAACTCCACTATATTAATATAGTCAATAGATTATCACTGTGACATGAAAAAGTACTTTGGAGACAGCATAAGTATAGAAACAGACGGCAAGTATTACAGGGTAGTAATACGATTGGGAACACACAAGTTCCACAGTGAAAAATTAAACATTGAAACCGCAGCAAAGTTACACTACCAACTCCTGACAGGAGAAGACGCCTGATGGATTCTACAATAACACATACGGAACACAGGGAGAACCACCAACCAAAAGACTGTCTTAATATGGTCTACAAGGCGAAGTCTAGAGTTACCAAATCTTCTACAGTTACCAAAATTACCTTTACCACAGATACTACAGGGATATGTCTTTCAAGTGATGGTTCAAAGGAATATCACTTTGCACTGCCAGACTTTTGTGAATGTCCTGACAACCAGTTTAGGGGAAACACATGCAAGCACCTTATTGCTGCAAAACAAAAAGCGAATGGAAACATTGAACTGCCACCGGAGAGTGGCCTGGTACAAAAGGAGCTATTGGAACAATGAGCCAGACGTTAAATCAGATCTACAACGAGACAGGAATAAGATTCAAAGATTTTGTGGAATGTGCTGGCAAGGTAGACAGGAGATGTGTAATGGCTCCACTGGTTGCTTTGGTTCAAATGTATGACAAAAATCCTGACAAGCTAAAAAAACTAATAGAAGTAATTCTTGATGTGGATTAATTGGTTTAAAAATGCGTTCTGGTGCAAGCGGTGTGGTGCAAAGATCACCGTGTATCCATGTGTCTTTTGTAAATTTAAACCGGAGTACAAATGACTGAATCAATAGCATTCCAATTTTTTCTGGTTGCACTTGTAGGAGTAGGAGCATGGATAGCTATCCATGAATTGAATCCAGAATGACACAACAAAATAGAATCCCATCGAAAGAAAAATGGAATGCTTTATTGGAGATGTTCAAAGAATGACATACATAACAGAGGAAGAGATTTATCAAAAATATGGATTGGTTCTTACTGATATGAAAATGTTCTACAACTATCAAATCCCATTACAGTATGCCCTAGCATTAAAAAATACAAATTTAGAAGATTGTATTAAAAAAGTAACCGAGTTTGAGAAAAACTCCAAGATTGTAGATGAGATTAGAAAACTAGACTTACCATTAATATCTCAACATGTAAGGGATTCTTTATCAACAGATACAGGATATATTCCAGATGACGTGATTTTAAAAACACAGGAAAACATGAAAATTCTAGGAAACATTCAATCACTACTAAAGGAAAATGAGAAATGAAGTGCAATAATGAAAACTGTCCTAATAAAGCAGTTTGTTTTGTTGTATGGGTAACTCAGAAGAAAATCTATTATTGCGAGGATTGTTTTGGAAAAGCAAGTTTGATAATGGCTGCAATGGGTTCGCCTACTCTGATTCCATTTCCTATAGAAAGTGAGGTTCAGAAAGGAGAAGATATGCTGTGACTAGCAATACCATGCCATCCGAATGTATAGATTGTGGAGAAGATTGGGACTGTGCTACATTTCTATCTGAAACTTTCAATTATAGCGGTGGTTCGATGGTTTTTCAATGTCAGTGTGGAAATACAAAAACCAGAATGTTCTTACCTACAGATGAAATGCCTGTTGAAGAAGTGGTGAAGTATGTTATGAGAAAAGAAGGAGTGGATAATGGAATTATTGAAGGTGCAATATCACATTATAAAGTTATACAATCATTAAAAAAGATAGGAGAAATACATTGACAACTGAGAGTAAAATCAAAAAAAGATTAGACTCACAACTTAAAAAATGGAGAGAACATAATAAGAAATGCGGTCATAAAGATTGTATTACAATTCAGCAAGAACTAGAATATATTAGAAGTGGGCGTAACACAAGATGAGCAAAAATACTGATACACTATCAAAGACAACTAAGAGTAAATGGAATAAAAAAGAACCCATACCATGTTATGATTGTGGTATGCCATCATGTTCACAAGTAGGAAATGAAAGACGCTGGTATTGTTTTAGATGTATAGCAAATATGGATTATGATGATGAACCTGAAATAGACAACACCCTCCAAGTTTGTCACAAACAATTAGAAATCCAATCAAAGGAGTTTTCATATTGATTGCCACAATAGAATGTAAACATAAAAAGAAGGGATTCGATTGTGTTTATTGTAATGAAATAGATGATATTGGGAGTATAGCATGACAGATGCACTAAAAGGTATTTCATCAACTGAATTTGCAAAACTTTCTCCTAATGAACAAATGGTTATATTCAAAAGTCTAACAGAGCAAGAAAGAATTAGTTTGATAGAAAAAATAACTGGTAGCCTAGTTCAAACAGCAGAAAATATAAAGGAAAATGATAAACAAATCCAAGATTATGAACATAAGATAAAATTATTAGGTTACCAAAACTTTGATCATTCTAATATAATTCTAGTTACTGAAATTAAAGAAGGATATTATAATAATTATGGTTATGAAAAGGTCAATGCTAGATGTCATCATGATAGGATTGATTTATTCATTGATAACTGGTCTGATGAATGTAAAACAGCAGAATACATAGGTTATGTATTAAATCACGAGTCAATACATGCTGTAATAGATAAGATTCTATATGAAGATGATTTAGAAACACAAATGGAAGATTGTCATTTCCCATATTTTGCAGGAGAGATTGATAGATGTTTTGAACTAACAATGAGTGAAATGCATAGAGAAATGTTTATGGATATTGATGCGATAAGAAATATGTTAAAACTACAAACTTTGACTAATAATATCAATCCTGATGATTTTCTCAAACGATTAGGTTGGAGATTAGACTGATCTTTCATGAAAAGCAATACATCTCACATAAACAGTTATCCGATGACTCAATCACCTGTTATTTCCAAAGTACAAGGATTGATGAGGATAACAACGTGATATGTTGTCTGCAAGAACAATACTACAAGGCCAAGTATTAGAGAAGATAAAAGAGATACCAGATGAAACGATAGACTGTATCATAACATCGCCTCCATATTGGGGACTCAGAGACTATGGTGTAGCAGGACAATGGGGGCTGGAACCTGACTTTAAGGACTATCTGGAAAAGATGAAACTGCTCATGGTAGAACTCAAACGAGTTCTAAAAAAATCAGGCTCCTGTTGGATAAATCTTGGAGACACATATGCAGGAGGCAATGCACATAGTGATTGGTCAAATACCACAGAAGCATTTGACAGAAAAAGAAAACAACTAGGAAGATTCAAATCTATATCAAAAAGGTCTATTCAAGACAAATCACTACACCTCATACCATTTGAGTTTGCAATCAACTGTCGTGATGCTGGCTGGATCATACGAAATGTTATCCCCTGGTACAAGGAAAACTCAATGCCAAGCTCTGTCAAGGACAGATTTGCAAACAAGTGGGAGCCTATCTTTTTCATGACAAAGAACCAAAGATATTACTTCAATCTTGATAACGTACGAGTAAAGCCAAAGACTGAAACAAAACCGTTCAACGTGCGGGTCAGGGATGGACCAAAGGGCAAGTATGGAACTCTATATCAGTGGACAGACACGGAGATAGAGGAACACAACTCCAAAGGACAAAGAAAAGAACTGGATGTTCCAGGACAGACACCACATGGAATACATCGAAGGCGAGAGCAGGGCTTGTCAGATTGGGAAGGATATGGAGACAAGCAGTCATCCACACTTGGTGCAAATGGCAAACCAAAGCCAACATATGCAGGATTTAATGAAAGATGGAAAAACAAGACAAAACACTATACTGACTTTCAAGAAAGAGTTCAAGAACTTCGTGATAATGGAGCAGACCATGATAATCCATTAGGAAACCCAAACGGCAAAAACCCAGGAGATGTATTTTTCATAAACCCACATCCATTCCTAGAGGCACACTTTGCAACATTCCCAGAGGAGCTACCGCTTACCATACTTCGTGCGGCATGTCCAACTGGTGGGTTTGTCTTGGATCCATTCTTTGGCTCAGGCACTGTTGGTGTTGTAGCAGAGCAGTTGGCACTGAACTGGATAGGAATCGAACTAAAAGAAGAATACATCAGAATAGCTAAAAAGAGACTAGAGCCGTATATGATGATGAGGCTAGCATAATGGGATTAGAAAAGGGAACATCAAAGTTTGCATATTCTGGAACATTAAAGTATTCCACCTGCACCAGATGTGGTGCCAATCTAAACAACAAGACCAGACTAGAGCAGGACGAACATGTAATAGAGTGTATCAAACAACAAAAACTGTTCTAACCGATCTCTTCTAATTTTATTGTAATTCTAAGATTCTTTCCCATCATCTGGGCTTCGTCTAAAAATTCATGCATCCTGCGTGGTATGTGTACATGTCTGTCAGGACCTTGAGAGGATATAGTTGCATTAAACGAATCAAGTACAGTCACCTTACCCATCAAATCAAAAAGAGAAAGTGTTATTATTATAGTTTTATAGTGTTTTGTATTGAGCCAAGAAGATGAATTTGCACCAATTGAAACACCTCCGCGAAACAAAAAACCACGGAATTTTAAACATAAAAAAACAACAGTTACATCAATACAAATCAGAATACCACTAGGCTTTCAAACAATAGAGACTGACAAGCTGAAACCACATCCAAGAAACGTCAAGATACACACACCTGAACAGATAGAAGCAATTGCAGAGGCCATCAAACTATTACGGATATTCAAGGACCCAATAGTGATAGACAAGAAGAACCTCATCTGGATTGGCAACGGCAGATGGGAAGCAGCGGTACTTCTTGGAATGCCACGAGTTCCCATCATATACCTGGACCACCTGACTATGCAACAGCGTAAGGCTCTGATGATACTGGACAACAAGCTCACAGAGATGAGCAAGTACAACAAGGAGAACATGACGGCACTCTTGGCAGAGATACCATCTTTTGACTTCCAGCCGTTTCATATGGAGTTTGACGAGTATATCCATACGGATACAATTCAGGACGAGATACCTGATCCAAGGCCAGAGACTGACATCAAACTAGGAGACATGTTCCAACTAGGAAAGCACCGACTGTTATGCGGTGACTGCAAAGAGGACTCTAACATGATAAAACTATTAGACGGTGCAAAGGTAGAGCACCTTAACACCGATCCACCATATGGAGTAGATTATGCTGGAAAAAACGAGTTTCTAAACAAATGGGATCATGGAAACAGAATCCAAGTGCCTATAGAAAACGACGACATCAAGGATTATCAAGCATTCTCTGTATCCTGGCTTGAGCAGATACCGTTTGCAACATACAATACAATATACGTATTTCAGGCAGGACTCAACTATCACAAGTTCAGGCTGGCAGCAGAACAGAATGGAATTACCTGGGGCGCTGATCTAATATGGAAGAAGTCACACTTTGTCTTTGGCAGGAAGGACTACAAGTTCCAACACGAGCCTATCTTCTATGGATGGTACAAGAAGCACAAGTTCTACGGACCAACAAACAGAAGCACACTCCTGGAATACGACAGGCCGGCCATATCAGAACTGCATCCAACAACAAAGCCAATAGAGATTCTGGTACAGATAATAGAAGATGGTAGCAAAAGAGGTGCTGTAGTGTATGATCCCTTTGCAGGCTCTGGAAGTACACTGATAGCATGCGAGCAGTCAGGAAGGATATGCTATACCATGGAGAAAGATCCAATCTACTGCCAGACTGTAATAGACAGATGGGAAAAGTTCACGGGACTACAAGCAAAAAAGATCTAATTTCACTATATTAATATAGTAATAATAGAATTGCTATCCTATGGAAGAAGTAACAGAATCAAAAATAGAACAGAGTCTTTCAAGGAACACCGAAACACTTCAAAAGACTCTAGCCATACTAACAGGACTCAGATCAAAAATAGCATACCAGATGGATGGTAATGCAAGCACAGAACAAAAAGAAGACAAGCCATCATCTTCATTCAATCTGCCTCAACACACAAGGCTTGTTAATGAGATATCAAACACAGCAGAAGATATCAACAGAATGTATGACAAATTCGTATATGGTGCAAAGTAACACCATTTCCTTTTTTATTTAATATGATAAGTTTAATTTACACTTTCACATTGTAAATAACAGGCATGGCCAGACACAAAAAGGGAACTGAAGATGCGTATGCACAGAGAATAATAGATTTGATAACAGTAACACAAGCTACAAGCCAATCTGA